GGGGTGTCGTTCCCAGCAACACCAGCGCAGGGCGACTATCACTTACGGCTTGACTATCTTCCAAATCGTCTGTTCCGCTACGATGGGCGTCGTTGGGTCAAAGTCGAGGACAATGTTCGCACCAACCTTACTCCAGGTGCGGCAGGCAACGATACGCTACGCAATAGTTTTGCCAACAATGCTAACACTATTACGCTAGCCAACGGGCAGGTCATTCCATCAGCACAGCCGCTATCCACTGCTTTGCGCCCACCAACTGATTACTAAGGTTATTATGAGCTTAAACACTTTCGCATACGACGGGCAGATTCGACGCTTTTTATTACAGTTTATACGCGCTTTCAGCCATTTTCAGGTAGAATTCGGCAAAGATTCTAACGGAAATCAAACGCTTCAGCAAGTTCCAGTAATCTACGGGGATTCGTCTGCTCAGGCTGCCTCCATCATCATGGGCAACACTGAGAACACTACGCCCACGGTGCCCTGCATTGCCTGCTACATTACGGGGCTAGATTATGATCGTGCCCGCGTTCAAGAACCATACCATGTAAGCAAGCTAAACATCAGGGAACGCACCTATGATCAAGTTACTGGTGAGTGGGGGCAATCACAGGGCGGCGCGTTTACAGTAGAGCGCATGATGCCAGTGCCGTATAAGCTCACACTCAAAGTTGACATTTGGACTAGCAATACTACACAAAAGTTGCAGCTACTCGAGCAGATCTTACCGTTGTTTAACCCTGCGTTGGAAATCCAAAGCACAGACAACTACATTGACTGGACCAGTTTAAGCTCAATATTTTTAATGAACACTGGCTGGACTTCAAGAACTATTCCAACTGGTGGTGCTGGGCAGCAGATGGACATATTCACTGTAGGGTTTGAGTTGCCAATCTGGTTATCACTACCTGCCAAGGTCAAGCAACTTGGAGTTATTCAGCGTATTATTTCGTCAGTGTTTGATACTAATGGTGATCTGTCGCAGGATCTCACAGATTTATCAACAACGGCTCTTATGACGAGATTAGTGCTAACACCACTTGAGTATGGACTCATTTACAATAGTGGTATGCTACAGTTGACACGCAAAGTGGACAAAATAATTGACACTGCTGACGGACCTATTGCGTATCTTACTGAAGCGTTTTCATGGCACCGCCTTTCTGAAATATATGGCAGGGTGTTGCAAGGTGGTATAAGCACAGTGCGGCTCGAACAACCAAATGGCAGTATTTTGATAGGAACAGTTGCTTACCATCCCACCGATGCTTCAAGGCTTCTGTTCTCACCCATTCCTGACACCTACCCTGCTAATAATCTCGCTCCAATAAACGCTATAATCGACCCCTACAACATGCCAGTCGATCCAACTTTCATCTCTGCCACCGCAGGTAGTAGATACTTGATCTTGAACGACATTGGGTCACACGATAACTTGGAATCTGCTAAAGCCTGGAGAGGTAGCAGTAATACTAACTTGGTTGCTAGGAGTAACGACATTATTGAGTTTGACGGAAGTAACTGGGCAGTGGCTTTTACTGCTGCTGATGCCGCCGAGGTTAAATACCTTACTAACTTAAAAACAGGGCTGCAGTTTAAATGGACACCAGAAACACAGGAATGGACCAGATCCATAGAGGGGAAATACGACGGGGGAAGTTGGTCAATAGTGCTGTAACTGCAAAAAAGGGCACAGGTGCGTTGATCTATAGTCGCAAAACTAAACGCTATCTGTTTTTGCTTCGTAATGGGCATAGTTATAGTGGCACTTGGGGATTGGCTGGCGGCAAGGTAAATCCAAACGAAAGAATAATTGAAGCTTTAAATCGTGAAATTCAAGAGGAGATGAATGTTGATTTGTCTGGGCAAAAAGCCATCCCTATCGAAACATTTACTAGCAATAACCTCAACTTTGTTTATTATACTTTCCTGATTCCTGTGGAAGAAGAGTTCGTGCCAGTGTTAAACAACGAGCACCGAGGCTACTGCTGGGTATTCCTTGAAGATTACCCAAGACCGCTTCACCCGGGTGTGTGGCAAACTTTCAAGTTTAAAAATATTATTGACAAGTTAAACACACTGGAAAATGTGCTATAGCGTTAAATCTTGTATTTTCTCACGAAGAGTAGCATAGGCCGAGTCCCAGTTTTTAGGGGTGGATTGCCTGATGATTGTTAGATTTTCTCCATACCACGAAGACTGTTCCCTGCCTTCTGCCCAAGTGTAATATTCCATAATCGGTACCATCAAGAATACTTTCTTGTCAAGCGCGGCCGCGGCATGAGCAACTGATGTACATGATGTAATCACTATGTCCAGGTTGCTCAAACATGCTATAGTATCATCGAAAGTTTCTAACTCGTTTTCCAAATTGGTAATGTCAGGATACTGAGCAAGAATAGCAGTGTTTTCCTTTTGTATAGAATATTTTGTCCACCTACTTGGTACTATATCATATAGTTGTTCGAGTGAGATCGAGCGGTGTAAATCTTGCTCATATAGCGGGTTACCTGACCAGCGTAGGCCAACTTTAACCTCTCCAGTTAGTCTATTTGCCCATTTTATATTATGTTTATCGTCTGGTAACAAATATGGCCCATACCATAAATCGGGCGCGCTTAAATCAAGAACTTCCGGTAAAGACATTGCTGGTGTCCAGTAATCGTAGTCAATTATGTTTTTAATATCAGTTGTAAACTTCGTATAATTTTGAGTAGTTTCGAATGGCAATTTTGAAAAAACTGAAGCCATTCCCTGGCAAGACGCAAACGATGCTTTCATTCCTCTATCGTTTATATGTTTGGCAAACCTGGCGTTGATGATTTCATCACCAATACCCCCTTCGCCCACGATTAAAATATGCTTTCCGGTATTTGTTGAGCCATCCCATTTTGGTATAGGATAATTGTGAGTGTCTGCTCCGAATACTCGTAACTGACGACCGAGAGATAGGTATTTCATACCTAACTTAAAATCACCATCTTTGAATAGGTATGCAGCTAAGTTAAATCTAATGGCTGATTCTTCGCGTTTGTCGAATTTCCAACTTTCTTCGTCTAATCTAATCAACAACTCTTTTGCTTCATCCTTTTGATTACAAGCAAATAATGCCGCAGCAAGATCTAACTTTATATCTAATCTTTCTGGGTGTAGTTTACATAATATGTCGAAGCAGTTGCGAGATTTATATGGCTCATTGGCATTTAAGTAGCACTTGCCCAAGTTAAATCTTATAGCATCAGCGGCATCTCCAGTTGATGCTCCTAATGCCATTTCACCATAATAAATTGCATTCTTGTAATCTTTTGCTTTGTAATAGCAGTAGCATAATACATCAAACCCGGCGGTATTTTTCGGCAAAATATCAATAAAATCCTGCACAAATGCTTTTAACTTTTCGTGCTTATCAACCCTGGCATAGAGGTCTGCTATACGATAAAATGCTTCTAACTCATTCATCTTTTAATACTACCATTGTGAACTCAACGTCTACTATCATATTATTTTTCTCTCGCAGCATGGTTGAAAAATCTGTTTCTTCTTGGGAACCTGGTTTCATGTCAACTAGTAGATGCTGATATTTTGGATCTATGTTATACTTGAATTTCACAATATCGTAATCAACATTATAATTTTGTCCAAGTCTTGATGATGCGTCCCCAGTCTCAATACAATATTTGTTGTATGCTTTACTGAATAACTTCATGCCCTCAATAGTAATCGGCCGTCGATGTGTAGGATCATTCAAAAAACAATCGTGTCTATGATGCGGAACCACTATATCAATGAAAGTGTTTGGCTTGCATACTCGATACATTTCTTGTATAAATTTAAAAAATCCCTCGCCCAAATGTTCCATGACATGGTGAGCAATGATGCCATCAACAGAGTTATCTGGGAATGGCCATGCATCAGTTATGTCAAAGTTGTAATCCGGATTACACAATGGGTCTAAATCAACATTCAAATATCCGTCATATTTTCGATATCCTGCTCCAAGATGTAGCTTCACATATTTCTCCAAATTTCATAGTTTGAATACTGCTGAAATAAATCTGGTGGAATGATCGGCTTTCGCTCAATAAACTCTACTTTTTTGCGAGTAGTATGTAGTCCAGCCAGTTGAACTTCATTATCAAATTCATCGTAAGATGCTTCAACATTGTCAAAATCGTGTTTGAAATATGGAATATCGATGAATTTATAAATCTCTTTCATTACCTGCTCTGGTCGTTTAGCAAGTTTATCATATTCAAGTATGAGTATATTTGGCCGTTCATTTGAGGTCAATGCTTGCTTTAATCCTTCAAATGCAAAGCCAACCGATCTGCTTGAACTCATCAATGAGTTGGATCGTGTATAGACATTGATATTCTCATCGGGAGAAAACATTGAGGTTGTTGACAGCGCATTTTTTCGCACCAATGTTTCAAAACTATCGAGAATCCATTGAACTGATCTCACACAAACAATCATTTTAAAGGTTGGGTCTAACTCTTTTAACAACGGAGTAAGTAGTGTATATCCTCTGTTTGTGTCAAAAATAATCGGCGCTTCTTTATCTGCGTAATAATCTTGAACTATCCCTTGAATAATTTTCTTCCTTGTTTG